CTCGTCGATTGCCGGAAACTCAAAAATCTCCTGCTTGCCCTTTTCGATCATTAGGTCCCAGTATGGCTCATATTCAGGCCAAAAGTGGACCATCTTTTTCACTCTCGGCCAATGCGACACATTGCCATATGCAGTATAAGCAGCCATGGTTTCGTGCTCCAACTCTTGCCTGAACGCGGCAGCTGGCCTACCGTGTAAAAGCCAGATTATGGGAGATTGGTTCTTCGCGAGCCAGAGCTCAGGACAGTAAGTATGCATCACAATAATATCGACATTGTTCATGATGTCATTGCTTTGCGTTACTATTCTGAACCCTCCTCGGTCATCAACTTCTCCAACTTTTGGCTCGCTGCATGTCGCATCAGACTTAATGCCGGTGTCTACTGCGTAGGGGGTGTTGCCGACTAAATAATCGGCTTTCATCAAATTGCGGGAATGTTCGTACAGGCCACTGTTGTTTGGTCCATACGTCGTTACGTGTGCAATCTTCATATATCCTCCAATTTTTAAGTGCTAGGAAGCAGTAAAATCATACTCTTTAGTAGATCAGCTTGCACAAGCATATAGGACCGGTCCATCGCAGCCTGCACAAGCATATACGATTGATTGAGCCCAGCCTGAACTAACATGTGCGATCTATCAAGGGTAGCTTGCACCAGCATATAGCTTGTGTCTGCAGCAACTTGAGCAGCTGTCTGTACTAACATGTATGATTCGCCACTGTCTTTGCCAACCAGCATGTGACTTCTGTCGAGTGTACCCTGTACTAGCATGTGCGATCTGTCGAGAGTTGTCTGCGCGAGCATATAAGACATGCCGGCGTCGGCCTCAACTTTCATATAGCTCTGATCCGCCGTGGCTTGCACGAGCATATGGCTTCTGTCTGCCGTACCCTGCACTAACATATACGATTGATCTGCGGTAGCCTGTGCCAACATATATGACCTATCGAGTGCAGCTTGCACTAACATGTATGACTGATCAGCCGTAGCCTGTACCAACATATAGCTATTCGCGGCGAGGACCTTATCTTTAAGGTCCTCTTGTCGTTCTAAAATCGACCCGTCGGCATTAGCCGTTACACTTGACGAATCGAACTGATTATTAGAATTATTTGCGCCGAGCATATTATCAGCATTATCATGATGCACTAAAACCAACTCCTTGTTTAAAAATTCCTTGTATAAAATTCCTTAGTATAAATCTAAGGCCACCCGTTGGGGCGGCCCCGTTAATTAGTCGTAGATTGCCGTTTCTGCAATCTCTCCAGCATACCTTGGCTGCGACATAACGTAGAATGCCACGCCGTCGGTCTGCGAAGATCCAGCATCAGCAAGATCAACTTGGAGGCAGTCGTATCCATCACCAAGCATGGTGTCGTCAATCGGAATTACATAGGTCCTGTTTGCTGTGGCTGGAATCGTGAAAGTATTACTAGAAGCTGTTCGCGGCACGAGAATGTCCTCGTTTTTCTGGATGCCGTTGGCCGAAGCAGTGTTGAGTGATGTTCCACCTGTAATGGTTTCATCGTCGACAAAGGTTGTGCCGTTGAAGGTGTGACAGATCAAGTGATCACCGTTGTCATATACCACAACACCGGTCCCGCCTCCTCCGCCTGTGACCGTTTCGCCGACGGTAAATGGACCGCTTGCCCCGTCATAGTCAAGCCTGAAGCCAGTGGAGTAGTAGGTCGTGAATTCAAGTTCAGTAGTGCCACCGGCCACAGCAGTTGCCTTGTCTAATGTCACAGCGCATGTTGCTCCGGCTGTTGGCCCGATCATGATTACTACGTCACAATGACCGTAATTTTTCATACTGACGAAGTCGCCGGCTTGTGCACCCCCGGAAAGGTCGATGGGGAATACCGCAGGGACTATGTGGATATCTGATTTGATTGCTGGCATGTTTTTTCCTCCTTAAAATAGATTAACCAGCTGTATTAGCTGGTTATTTGTTGAATATTTAGTTTGTCTTGAAATAAAATTGTCCATTGTTCTCGGTTAAAGTTCGTCTTTACGTGACAATCATGACAAAGTGCGATTAAATTGATTTCCGAACAATTTTCTTTAACGTAATCAATATGATGAACGGCAAGTTTTTCCCCATTCTCTTCCTCTGTCATGCCGCACAATTGGCATTCGCGACTGTCACGATCTCGAATTAATTCCTTAAGGCGTTCATTAAAGTCTGGCGTGTACGGAAGGAATGATAATCCTCCGTGCCAATTAGCGTTAGATTACCTAATATTATTTTGCGATATCCATTTTCCGTGACAAGCTGTATCGCAAAACTGCAACTCATAATGCTTTGCCCGAGATCGTTGCCTGATCAACGTTTCCCCGCAAAATGAACATATTGCCTCTAGTTTTGGTTTCCATTTCGGACTATTTTCACCGCGATATCGTTCAGCGTTGTAGACACCTTTGCATTTATCAGAACATACAAATACTGCAGTGAACTTCTTCCTTGCTGGATCTACCATTTTAGGCTTGCTGCAAATAACACATTTAACCTCGATTTTACCACCGTTAAAATTATGATTATTTTCCCCAACAAGATTAATACTTAACCATTTCCCCCAACATGCTCGATTACAGTAAAACTGCTTCGTTTTACTGTTCTTGTATTCAAATGGGGTTACCTGTTTGTCTTTACCGCACACAGCACAATAAACAAGTTTGGTCGACTTAATACCATTAACAGATCCTTTTGGTCTCCCCATAATAAATAATGCCTCCTTAGCATTTATTCCTGATTTTTCAAGTGGGAGCCGGTCAGGAAAACCGTTTTAACTAGGTCATGACTCCTAGTTCTCCCATATTTATTATACCATACCTACCCGCGGGCAGCCAGTGCCACGAATGGAGAAAGCGTATTGCTCCCCTTGTACGGAGTCAAGGCACTCTTCCACAGCGGACTGCCATCTAGGCGAAGCACAAATCTGAATGCCGTTTCGTTGTAATCAAATCGCAGGTGGATAGACGATGCGGCCTTTATGTCGCCCTTGTTAATTACCTGATATTGGCTGAAATCAGATAAGATAATATCTCCGGCATCGCCTAGTGTTGGGCAATATTCAACTGGAATAACGGGCCGACTATATAAGCTTGCATACGGAGACTGGCTTAATCCTCCAGGCGGCAAGTATACCGGCACGCCACCTGTGCCAACAGATAGCGTCATACCATTCAAAGCCGGTTCGCAATCTTGGTTAATGAGCCAAACGGCGTTCTGCCGTGAAGGAGCCCAGCAACGGGACCACATTTTAGACACATTCTCAAAAATAATTGTGTCCGCAGCTTGTCCGCTTTCTTTCGGTACGGTTACAAGGCTATTAGCCTTAAGAATACCGAGCGGCTGTCCTGCGCCGGTTCCATTTATTAGAGCATCTTCTGCTCGGAAGTTTATTTCCAGCGGAACACGTTCCATTAAAAACGCTTCAAGCGCCATTGCGTCTTCAAGGAGATCATCCGTCACATAGACCAGTGCTGTCAGTTTTTTCAGGTTAAGATCAACAGTGGAGAATTTCGGCTTGCTTCCTGAAATCTGATCTGCTTCACCTTCCCAATAAGCACGAATGCCGCCCCAGCGGGAACCAGTTGCTCTGCTAACCTCATCCACGCCAGGAATTTTTATTCCATTGCGCCCAGGGCCAATAGGTAAATCTGTGCAACGGTTTAAGATTGCACCAGTGCTATAGGCGCGTTCAAATATTGTCGCAGACATTTCCTGCTCCACAAGGAAGCCGCCATCAGCAGGATTGGCCTCGTTCATACCGCTGGCAGACGCGCTTACTCGCAGCAGTCTGTTGTCAACGCTTCCCCCGGGAATAGTTGCTTGGCGAACGGCCATTGCCATTTCGCCCAAACTTGTAAATCTATTTTCGTTGGGATTTCTTGGGGTGGCATAAACAGGCGGGATATCCGGCACCTTCGCGGCGGCTTCGGCGGCCAAGCGCTCGTCTTCCATTTTGTCGAGGATTTTTTGCGCTTCGATTTTGGCCTTGATGTTTTGGATTTCTCCCATCTTGGCGGTGATTTCCTCGGCCTTGGCTTCTGGGTTTACCAATAACGCCTTTGCTTCGGCTTCAAGTTTTGCTAACATTTCTTGTAAATTCAATTTGGTCAACTCCTCATAATTATTTTTGGGCAATAAAATAGCCCTAGAGCATTAACTCCAAGGCTAGTTTTGCTTTTAGGATTTTTAAGTTGTCGGGTGGAAGCGTGGTCCCAGACGGAATAGCACCAGGCGGATCTGGTCCTCCTGCGAGTGCTGCGAGTGCTGTGGGCTCTGGGGTATTCGGTTGGTTCGACTGGTTGTTCGTGGGCGGCGGCGATCCCTGGGAGATTGGCTGGCCTGTGGCACTGGCTGGCGGTGTGCTCGCTGAATTACTTACTGAATTACTCGTCTGCCCTTCCGTCGTGTCGATCTGGCTCAAAACCTCGTTCAGCAAATCCCGCGCTTCGGTTATGCGTTGTTCGTTTTCGGCGGATAGGGTTCTGCCTGCGTTACCGATTTTAGGTTCTTGATTCAATGGCAGTTTGTTTAACGGTTCAGCTCTCTCCAACTTCTTGCCGAACTCAGCCACCTTGCGCATTGTTTCGGTTGCACTATTAAGGATTAGATTGCGGCTAAAATTAAGGACTGGATCTACCTGTTCCCCGGGTAATGGCGGATAGAGCATCCCTGTTGCAAAACCTTCTTTGACTGCAGTCTTCGCGCTCATATATGTCTCATTGTCCATCATGGAGGATATCTCATTCTTTGAGCGTCCAGTAGCAAGCTGATAAGCATTTATTATGGCTTCCTTGACTACATCAAGAACATCCGCAGTCTTACGAAGGTCACTTGCATACCCATAAGCCCCAGTAAGCGGGTTATGCATCATGTAAACCGCTGGGGGAGTCATTAATCTTTCGTCACCCGCCATAAACGGAAGCGTTGCGGCACTCATAGCCTTGATGGTTTTACATATAATCTTTGCCCCTTTTTTCTTGTGCTCCATTAAGGCAGTATAAATACCAGTAGCCGCAAATACGTCACCCCCATAACTATCAATCCAAACCACGATATCTCTACCAGCATATTGAGCAAGTTCAGATCTGAAAGCGTTTGGTGATGTTACAGGTATAGGAATACCAAACCATTCATAGAACCAAGCATCATCGTCGGATACTATATCGCCTTCAATGCGTAGCTCGATGCTTTCCGGCTCGGTTTCCGTAGCAGCATTTTTTATAAAGTTCCAAAACTTAGGCATGTTATCCCTCATCTCCTTTAAGCCACAAGGTGTATTTCACCTCTCCATCTTCCTCCGATGTTTTTTCAAAGCCATGCTTTTCTGCTAAGGCCTTTGAGGCTTCATTATCCGAAGAGGTAATCCATAGTATTTTCTCGATATCCGGAAGATTGTCTGGCACATCTTTTATTGCCTGGTCAACCATATCGTCAGCAATTCCCTGTCCTCGATAATCAGGATCAACGGCAACGTTAAAATGCCCCTTCTTGCCAGTCGCCCTATTTTCAATAAATCCAACGGGCTTATCGTCTTTTTCTATAACATAACGATATTGGGCATCATCATAAAAATAGCGCGGACCAAGTTCGGCCTTATCCTCTTTTGTGAGAGTTTTAATAATCTTTTTAACTTCGGATAATTTATCATCGTTTGTCTTATTAGATGGCCTGAACCTGTTGTAATAGAATTGTTTTATCTTGGCTTTGGTAGGTACCGTGTTTCCATCTGCCAAAGATAACCTATTCCCTGATCGTTCCAGTAACATTTGAAGCCGTTCCGCCATCGCCTTTGCTTGATCATTTTTCAGCGCCTGTTCTTTGGTGTAGTAATCATCAGCTTTATTGATGTTAATCATGTTCAATGGCTGGATTCTTCTGTCTCCACCTTCAACGCTGTTCATATTTTCAAGTTTTAAGCAATCATTAATTGACAAGATGCCCCACTGAATACCCGTTGAGTAGGCATCATATCTGGACTTAATATCACCACGTAAAAGTGAATCCATTTTGAACTCTAAATAATATCCTTCCAAGCGTTCGTGCTGAGTCAAGAGTTGCATATTAGCGGCCTCCTCAAATCTTTTAAAATGGGGAAGCATGGTATACATGATGAACTCCAAACTCTGATGCTCTATATTATTATTGGTACTTTTTGTCAGCTCCTGAATTAGATGCATAGGCACGCGATATATCCTCGCAACATCCTCAATTTGAAATCGCTTGTTTTCGATTAGCTGTGCATCCGCCGGTTTCATCGCAAATTGTTCAAACTTGCCGCCGCCCTCAAGCAGCATTGGCGTTCCTGTATTCCTAAGACCAGTATAATTATCCTTAAGGTCTTTCTTTAATCTTTGGAAAGATTCCTCACCTAATTCACCTGGGAAGCTGAATGCTCCGCTTGAATTAGCGCCGTTCCTATAAAAATTAACGCCGAATTGCTCATACGAAAGCCCAAGCTGAATAGCTGAAGTAGCGTATTCAATAGGCGAAAGCCCAACAATCCCATCGAAGCTTATCCCAGGAATATGGAAAACGTTTTCCCTCTGAAGAGTTGTAACTGTCGTGCCATCTTTAATTTTATAAATTAACCTTTTAGTAGTGGGATCCCTACCAATATTAACCTTTGGCCATTCGTAAGGGTACAAACCAAAAAGTCCGTACTTTTCATTGCTTAGCTTTTGGCATACCGCATTACCACCGGTATTAAGCGCGACCATGCAAGCTTCTTTGAAAGAGAACGGTGACATTTCATTATTCGGCTGATTGTGAAGGATATCGTATACGGCTAAGTCGTTGCGGACTTCGCGGTCTCCGTCATTTTTCTTCCGGTAGAGCATAATCGGTGTGCTGGCCAATGTTTCTGCCAAAACTCTTACGCATGCAAAAACAGCCGTGTATTTCATGGCTGTTAAGGTATCAATTCGGCCTGCGTGGGTCATATTTGGTATGTCTCCGCCGGTAATGAACTGACGAACGTATTCGTTGAAGCTTTGGTTACTGAATAGGAGTTTCGCACGTTGCATGAATTTCAAGCTATCACCTCCCTTGAAAATATAAAATACTTTAACCCTGTCTCGCTATTAATCAAGTTTCACGACTGCATCGGGATGCTCTTCTTGGATGTATTGCTGCATCTCCGCTTCCTTACGACACTCTTTGGATTCTGCCCAAGCCTTACCCAGCCGGTATTTTGTCATAAGCCTTTTCTGGTAATCCTCAAGCTTTCCTCCAAGAGTTTCGACTTCGTATGCATGTTTAATAATCTCTCTTTCGAGTTTTTCTATTTCACTGTTCTTAGACCGTGAAAAATCTTCCTCAAAATCTCCTGTTGAAGCCGTATCAATTGCAAGGTGAGGGTATTCGCCATAGATTTCAATATGTGCATCAATTTTCCCCATCCAATCTGCAAGCCGTCTTTGGATAAGATCTGAGGGAGATATACCCAGATCGGCGGCTAACCCCTTTAGGCCCTTAAAAAATCTGTCATCAAAACCCACACGAAGCTCAAGTCCATCATTCGCGAGTTGTGTTAATGAAGAATTTAATAGTTCAGCTCGTGAGACTAAACTTGCTATAAGTCCCTCATCATGTCGCGTCCCTAATTGTTTAGTTGCCATAATTAACACCTCTCCTTGCGTTGTATTCTCCACTTTTATGCACAAGAAAAAGGCGGTGGATAAAACCGCCTTTCGGGAGCTACACTATTTCTTGTGAAAATCAACATTATAGTAGCGACCTCATGCCGCGCTTTTCATAGACGCTTGATTTTTTCTCTTTCGTCATCGCCCTAACATGGGCATTAATCAAAGCGGCTATAGGATCAATCCTCTGCGTTGACTTCCCCTTGTCAAGCATAATGTTTTCGCTGGGGCCCTTCCTTACAACGGCATTGCCTATTGCCCAAGTTAAAACAGGATTATTATCATGGATGATTTTTTTATCATAAACCTTCGATCGTATATCTTTTGTTGGCTCGCTTAGCTGGTTAAACCATTGCCCAATATCAACCGGAATAAAGCTCAAATCAGCTAACTCATGCATTAGCCAAGTTGACAATGCCCTGTCAAAGCAAGCCTCACCTATGGGCCATTTGTATTTCTTATAAGTTTTCACGATATAATCAAGTACAAAATGATAATCAACTTCTGCGCCAGGGGTTACCGTTATCCATTTCTCTTTTACCCACAGATCATAGGGAGCCTTATCCGTCTTTCGCTTTTGTTCAAGCGTTTCTTCGGGAATAAATGAGTGAGACATTACTGCGAATCTGTCATCAGGGAGCGGAATATCAAACGAAACGCTTGTTAAATCTATTCGCATAGATAGGTCCAACCCAGGAAACACGGTCATACCGGTTACATCAGGGAACGGATTATCTTCGGTTGCCCCACAAGCTGCCCATTTTGCCATATTCATATAACCAGCGGAACGCTGATTTACCCATATATTGAAAGTCTTCGTGAGAACATCTCTCATTTTTTCCGGCTTATCTTGTGCTTCCATAACATCTATTTCAATGGATTCTTTACCTACTACGGTATTACCAATAATCGGATTGGCCTTCAGTCTAGCAGCTTCACTTGTTATGTCGTCAATCATGGTGCCATTTTCGTCGAGATCAGCCTCACATATCATTACAAAATAGCGATCATTCTCAATTGGATTATCAGGATCAAGTATTTTGCAAACGTAATCATATTCCACGCGGTAGCAAGGATTATTTAACTCAAATCCAGCTGTGGTAATTATAGATAATAAGGGTTGCTCTCGTGTCTTCATGCCGGATGATGCCAGATCGTAGTATTCTGTCGTCTCGTGTAAGTGGTATTCGTCGAGCACGGTAAATTGAGGGCATGTACCGTCGCCTGTTTTCTTGTCTTCCTTCGATAATCTCGAAAAAAAAGAACCGCTTTTCTTATGGCGAATAACGGTTTGTTGTAATTCTTGATCAAATTTAGTTACAAACTTATCTCGAAGAAGTTCTGAGTTTTTATATAACCAACTTGCTTCGCCCCATACGTGACGCGTATCTGCTTTTTTTGTTGCTGCCACATATGCTTCTGCCATCTGCTCTCCAAAAGCAGATATTTCATAGAGCGCTTGTATCCCCTTATCTTGTGACTTTGCATTCTTACGAGCTAACTGTTCATAAGAGCGCCGGAAACGCCTGAGTTCCGTATCCTTATGGACCCAACCATAAATATTGCCATATACGAATTTTTCATATATGGCAGGTTCCTTTATTTTTCCAGCCAATGGACCCTTGCTATGCTTAAATAGTCGCATCCAGTCAAGGTATCTACCAGCTCTCTCTTCATCAAATACCCAAGGAAAGCTATCCGTTTCCCGTTTGTCTAGATCTCGAAGGAATCTCATACATGCCCATTTGTGTTTTACGCAAGCGATAATGTTGCCATTGATTACGCTTTGTGAATATTGAATTAATTCTTCAAGAAGTTGCATCACCTCACCTGCTTATGCCCACACTTATGCTCACCTATATTTATACGTTGCCAAATCCTTTATCTGCTAATGGGTTTTCTTTTTCAGGCTCTTTCTTCGGCACGTTCTTCACTTTTGACAAAGGATTCAAGAAAAGCCTATCCTCCATTTTAATGAGCATGTCTGCTTTCTTATTGATTGCGTTTTCAATTTGCAGATCTGCGTTAGATCTTAGTAGCTTCTCTATGGAATCTTGAAATTCTTCGGGAAATATACCTTCGTACTTAGACCAGTCGGCGTCCATGCCTACGATACGATTTCTCGTTTGGCATAACCGAAGGTATTCACCGAATGTCACGCAATACCTAGCCAGTAAGCCCGTATCCCCAGAGGACACAAAATCAATGTCCTTATAGATCTTGACAATCTCTTTCCATTTGGCAAACGCATTAATGTCGCCCTTAACAAAACTAGGGCATCTTAGCTTATTCTCGCCAAGCTTTATTTCAGTTTTTTTCCGTCGATTAATCTCGTCTTTCGTTAACCCGTTGGGATTACCTTGAGCAAGATGTAATCCAATTGGCTTTGCATTACGTCCCATATACCCCCCCCCCTTAATTGCCAGAAATTTGATAAAACGAATTTTTTATACGCTGTAT